ACAAGGGTTAGCCCATTTACCGCGATAAATTATTTGGCAGATGAGGCCAAAGCGGCCGATACTAAAAGCACATCCAATTATTTTTTCTTTGAAAATGCTAGAGGTTATCATTTCGCATCTTTTCAATATTTAATGAAACAGCAAGTTAAAAAAACATTTTATTTTCTAGAAGATATTTTATCAGGTGATAAAGCATTTGAACGTAATCGTATAGTTTCGATACAAGAAGATGTTGGGTTTGATCTTCTTAATGGTGTGTCATCAGGTCAATATGGTACTCAAGTTTTATCATTAGATCCAGTATCTAAAAGATTTAGAACTTCAAATTATCTAAGTGATAGAGATTTTTCTAAGTATTCTCACTCAGGACAATATGGAACTTTAGCACCTAATACATCAAAGACATTTGGTTCTTCAATTTCGCGTGAGAAATTTGTGGTATCAAATTCATATAGAGGGACTATTCCGTTTATAACTGAAAGAGATGGCGATTCACAAAATGTTTTTCGTAGGCGACAAGAATTTTTGGGTGCAGAGACTGCAAATAAATCAGAACTTCTATCACATGTAACTAAGATACTTGTACATGGTGATAGTAATCTATGTGTCGGTGATACTATACAAATTACTATACCTCAATCAGGTGAGAGTCGAATTAGTCGTAGACAAAATGATGGCCTTGGTGGTGGTAAATATTTGATAACGGCTCTAGCGCATCGTTTTGGACCTAGAGGTTTAAGATACGGCACCGCGATAGAATGTGTTAAAGATTCTTTTTCTCAGCCGGTTGATGGGAGATAGACATAATGCCTGTGCGTGATGAAGAGTGGTTAGGAACCGATGGATTTACATGGTTTGTAGGTATAGTTGAAGATCGTAATGATCCTCTAAAAGTGGGAAGAGTCAGAGTCAGATGTTTTGGATGGCATACATCCGATTCTACTGAATTGTCTAAAGATGCGCTACCGTGGGCGCAAGTCATGATGCCCGCAACATCAGCCTCAACTAGTGGCATTGGTAGTTCTCCAACAGGTTTGGCCGAAGGTTCTTGGGTAGTTGGATTTTTCATGGATGGCCGCCGGGCACAAATGCCCATGATTATGGGTACTTTTCATGGTGTTGCAGGTGATGCTGCAAATTCAGATGAAGGTTTTAATGATCCAAATGGTACATATCCATTAGCACAAGGAACTCCTGATACTTCTGGTTTAGCTGTTGGTGGTAGTAATTATTTAAATCACCCAAATACGCAAGATAGATTAGATACAAGAATAAGTGGTGTTCCTGAAGCAGCCATTCGTAAAGCTTCATCCGTCACCTATGATGACGCCGAGCCTGTTTATGATACACCTACCTGGGATCAACCAGAAATTCATGCATCATCAACACCTCCGTTATATCCTTTTAATCATGTAAGAACTACAGAATCTGGACATGTATTTGAAATCGATGATACTGACGGAGCTAGACGCATACACGAATTTCATGCATCCGGCACAAATAGAGAGATTATGGATGATGGTACTCGAGTTACTAGAGTCGTAGGTGATGATTTTGAAATATTTGTAAAAGATAAAAAAGTCATGATATTTGGCTCATGTAGTGTTACAATAGCAGGTGATGCACGAGTTCGTGTCGATGGTGATTTAATAGAGGAAGTGCAAGGAGATTACCATCTATATGTTAAAGGGAATATGATTTCTAAGATAGAGGGCAATCGTAGCAGCGAGATACTTGGTTCTGAAATCACACAAATTAATACAGATGATTCCAGATCAGTAGGTGGAACAAGAGTAAGAAACGTGGGTTCATCCGTAACAGAAAATTATGGTACTACCCATCAAAAAACTGTTGGTGGTGATGTTACAGAAATTATTAATGGTGATTCCATGACAATGTCTTCAGGTAAGATGACTCAGCTTGCTACCACAAGCATGAATATCGGTTCAGGTACATCGATGTCAATAGCAGGTGGCTCATCATTAACGGCCGGGTCTCCTGGACCTACTACCGTTAAGGGATCTAGGATAGATTTAAATCCATGACAGCAAATACAAACCCAACATCATTAGCAGGTGCTCTAGCGCAAAGTCCATTAGGAGCGGCTGCTCAGGCCGCGGCCGCGGCAGGTTGTGGAATTGGGCCAGCTCTTTCACAGGTAACGGCTGCAATAAATCAAGCAACAACCGCTATAAATTCTGCAATACAGACTGCAACTGATTTAATTAGCTTTGTTCAATCTCTTCCTAATTTGGTTGCAGCAGAAATTAGCGCAGTTGTAAATTCTGTGACTAGCAATTTATTAGGTGAGATACAAAATCTAATAGATCCTTTGCAACGAGAGATAGCTACATTGATGTCATTGATAAATGATCCAGTTGGATTTTTGTCGCAATATCTCAATATACAATTATTATTTCCTAATCTTGATCTAAATGGATTGCTCAATCAAATATTAGGTGGAACTAGTATATGTCAAGCCACTGCAAATGCATCAGGAAATCCTGCTAGTCATCCGCCGTCAAATCAACAAGCGCAACCGGCACCTGCGCCAGAACCAACACCAGAAACTCCTACTGTGGCCGAATCACCCAATACTTCAATTCGAGCGCAGGTTAGCATCGAAAATCTTACACCTGGAAATGAAGCACAGAGAACTTTAGCTGAAGTACGACGCCAACAAATTGCTGGTTTAAATGTAGAACTTTATAGACTTCAATTACAATTAAATTATGCTTCAGAAGAAGCCGTTAGGTCTCAAATATCTGAGCAAATTGCTGGTGTCAGAGAACGTATTAGTAGTATAAGCTCAGCTGGATCATAGAACCTCTGATAAATATGCCACAAATGGAGAGTATTCATGGCCGGCGCAATTAAGACACCAGTATATAAAGATTTTGATCTGAATATGAAGATGCATCCTGTAACGGGTAAGCTTCTGATCAGAAAGAATGTCGATTCGGTTAAACAAGCTATTAAATCTTTGGTATTAACGGACCGAGGCGAAAGACCATTTCGTCCTTTATTTGGGTCTGATATTAAACAAAGACTTTTTGATCTAATGGATCCTTCTATAGAAACTTCAATACAATATGATATTAGAACAGCGGTATCAACCTATGAAGAAAGAGCTAATCTTCTTGGTGTCACTGTAGATGGTGATCCGGATTCTAATAATCTTAAAATAAATATAGTGTTTAGCACAATAAATTCTGAGGCTCCAGCAAGTCTCACCTTGACCTTGGAGGCCATACGCTAATGGTTGCAAATAGTGCGATCACTGTCACTGGTCTTGATTTTGATACAATCAGGCTAAACCTTCGCAATTTCTTAGCAGGCAAGCCTGATTTTGCGGATTTTGATTTTGAAGATTCTGCCATAGGCACATTAATCGATTTGCTAGCATATAACACATATTATAATGCATTTTATGCAAATATGGCTGCTAATGAAGGATTTTTAGATACAGCGCAAATTTATGAAAACGTAGCATCTCGCGCGAAGATGTTAGGTTATCTACCAACTTCAGCACGCGGTCCAACAGCAAATGTTTTGATTAATTTTAGTGTTCTTGCCAATTCTACATTTAGAACGATATCAATTGCCAAAGATACTCAATTTAGAAGTACTGTAAATGGTATATCTTATACATTTGTAACACCTCAAGCATATGCCATATATGCAAATTCATCAAATCGCTTTAGTGGTTATATAAACATTACGGAAGGTACTCCACTAACTCATCGTTTTCTATTTTCAGCAGCTAATACTTCATTTGTATTACCAAATGCCAATACCGATACAACAAGCATAACAGTCGCAGTTACAACATCTGGAAATACAGAAACATATACTGTCGCTAATGATTTGAATACCGTCAATGCGATATCTAAAGTATTTTTTATAGAACCTGATCGTAATAAGCTGTATAAGATTAGCTTTGGTGATGGTATTATGGGTAAGCAGCCTTCATATAACAGTACCGTTGCTGTATCATATAGAGTTTGTAATGGTGTTCGCGCAAATGGTGCTAATAATTTTACTGCTATTGGAACTGTTGGTGGTCAAAGTAGTTTTACACTTAGAGCCATAACTCGCGCTAATGGTGGAGCTGAACCAGAATCTATCGAATCTATTCGATTTAATGCTCCCCGTTTATATGAAACCCAAAATCGTGCTGTTACAAGAGAAGATTATCGTCGTTTAATTTTACGCGATAATCCTGATCTTGGTGCTGTGAATGTATGGGGTGGTGAAGAAAATGATCCACCAATTTACGGTAAAGTATATGCGGCCGTCAAACCAAAAGTTGGTACTCTAATCTCTACAAATCGTAAAGAACAGATTAAAGCTGGAATCAGACAATATAATGTACAGTCGATTGACCTAGAATTGGTTGATCCGACATATCTTTATGTGGTACCAACATTAACTGTCAGATATGATCCTACTCAAACAACATTGGCTGCTTCTGAAGTTGTCGCAGCTATTGCAAATAAAATTGTAAGCTATGAATCAACAAATCTTAATAGATTTGATGGCAGATTTAGATTTTCTAGATTCTTGGATTTTATAGATTCAGCCGATGCTTCAATCGCATCAAGCACAGGTAAGATTCAAGTACAGAAGAAATTTAAACCTTCCACCACAGCACAAAATACATATACTATAACTTTTAATCGAGCATTATTTCATCCTAGTGCAGGGTATGTTTCAGCAGTATCATCTACATCATTCACACTAGAAGGCGAGACATGCTTTTTTGATGATGACGGATATGGCAATCTTAGAGTATATTATGTTTCTCAAGGATCTAAGAATTTTGTGCGAACTTCAATTGGCACTGTAGATTATGTAAACGGTATCATTAAAATCAATTCATTCTTACCGTCAGCTATTGGTAATGGTGGTGAAATTGATCTACGTGTTGAGATTGAAGAATATAATGTATCTCCAGTGCGTAATCAGATTCTTCTAATTGCTGGTTCCAAAATAACTTTGATCAATGATAATACAGGAACCATCGATGCAAGACTTGAAACCGTATCTACCTTGGGTAATATAACAAGTCTTAATTCCTCATCAATCGCACAGCTGACAGCTTACTGATATGAGCATTTCTGGCGCCGAAGAAACCTTTAAAAAGATTTCACCTCTTATTGAATCGCAGTTTCCTGCATTCATAAGAGAGGATGGCCCAAGATTCGTATCATTTCTAAAGGCATATTATGAATATTTGGAACAAACTGGAAAAGCAGGTGATGCCACCAGAAGCTTAATAGATTATCAAGATATTGACCGCACATTAGATTCTTTTGTTCAATATTTTCAGCGCGAATTTATGTTGAATATACCGCAGAATGTGTTAGCGGACAAAAGACTTCTTGTAAAGCATATTAGAGATTTTTATCGAACAAGAGGTTCAGAATTTTCATATAAATTTTTATTTCAAGCATTATTCAACAAAGATATTGAAATTATATACCCTGGTGATTATATTCTTAGAGCCTCAGATGGCCGTTGGGTAAAAGAAACTATAGTTAGAGTAGGTTCTCCATTTAGTGCTAATCCTACCGTATTTGATGGACAGATTATTACAGGACAAATATCTGGTGCGATTGCGCGTGTTCAAAAAGTTTCGCAGGTTACAATATTAGGTCAAGAACTATATGAATTTTTGGTTGAAGATGTCACTGGTAGATTTTGGGATGGTGAAATTGTTACAAATCCGCTAGGTGATACGGCCACTGTATCATCTCAATTTGGTAGTGTTGTTGATATAGAACAGATTGATAATCCTGGTGCATTTCACGCGGCAGGTGATAATGTCATCATAACATCGGCCGGAGCGATTGCTTCAGCCAGAGTTACGTCAACAAATGATATTGGTCCAATTTCTTTTAGAATTAATAGAGGTGGTAGCGGCTATCGATTAGGCCAAAGCATCATAAGTTTAACCGGAGGATCAGGCACAGGGGCGGCTGCAACTGTTACGTCTCTTTCAAATACTACATTTGTAAGTTTAAATACTGATGCTATATCACCATTGCGTAATGTTGTGCTTAATACTGGATCAACCTTTGTATCTCTTGGTACTAATACTGCTTCTGTATCTGCAAATTTGGCAACTGCTAATATAAGTTCGGTAATAGGTGCAAAATTAAAATTTGCTAATTCAATTGCCGGTTCAATTAATGCTATATCTGTATCAAGCGTAGGTGTGAATTATACTTCTGAATTACCAACCGTTACAGTTAGAGATCAAGTTGTATTTGAATTAGGACTTCCTGGCCAAAATGGTAGATTTGAAGGAGATGATGCAGTAATCATTGCTATTCGTGCGCCAGGTGCTATAACGGGTCTTGATATAATATCATCTGATCCATCATTTGACAATTTAACAACTGCATCGGTGATAAATTCTCGTGGAACAACTTCAACAACTGATTCATATACAGACAATGCTGGTATAACAAGATTTACAATACGTGATGAAACTTATAGCGCAACAATTAAGCCTGAAGTTTCAGCTGTTATTACTTTACCAGGTCGCTATATCGATACCAAAGGTTTCTTGAGCTGGAATATGCGACTTCAAGATAATGATTTTTATCAAGAATATTCTTATTTGATAAGAATAACAGAGATTGTTGACAAATATAGAGATGTTGTAAAGAGAGTATTACATCCTGCTGGTTCTAAGATGTTTGGTGCTTATGTATTTACTGCATCTAATATGAAACATGTTGATCATTCAATAACAGGTATAGAATCTACTAAAAAACCTGTCACGCTTGATATAAGCAAAGCTGCCGTTAATACTTCTGTGAATTTTTCTGTGAGCGCGCAGGAAAGTCAACCAGTAGGTTTGACATTTAGCCCATCAGGTAGAAAAATGTATATGATTGGACAAAATAATGATAGAATATATCAATATAATTTGACAACCGCATTTAATACATCAACAGCTTCATATTCATCAAAAAGCATTTCAATAGCCAATACAACTACATCCGGCCCCGGAGATACAGCACCAACCGATGTAAAATTTCATCCTGAAGGTCATACAATGTATATTGTTGGTACCGTTAGGGATAGAGTTTATCAATATACACTATCAACCGCATGGGATGTATCTACAGCAACATATGCATCCAAAACTGTGTTATTATCATCACAAGATACCGCACCACAGTCTATTGAATTTGGTGATAATGGTAGCAAGATGTATATTCTTGGTTCTACAAATGATAGAATATTTCAATATACACTATCAATTCCGTGGGATATTTCTACAGCAACGTATGCATCTAAATTCTTGTCCGTTGCAACTGAAGAATCCTCTCCTCTAGGAATGGCATTTAGTTTTGATGGCACCAAAGTATTGGTTGTAGGTTCAACTAATGATAGGGTGTATCAATATAATTTGACTACAGCTTGGGATATTTCAACTGCTTCTTATTCAGGTAAGAGTTTGAGTGTATCTACTCAAGAAAGTGTGCCGCATGGTATAGCTCTTAGCTTAGATGATAGTAAGCTATTTGTTGTTGGAACCGGCACAGATACGGTTTATACCTATCTAAGATCAACCTAAGTCTAATAAATAATTTGTCTATGGTGAGGACCTCATGACTAATCTAATAACCCCTTCATTTCGTATAAACACATCCGAACAATTTAAGGAAGCTTTTTCTGAAGCTAGCCCTACTCGGATGTATATGTTTGTGGGTAGAATAACTCCATATTCAAATGATCAAGTTGCTACAGCAACATCAAATACACTTACGGCCACAACTTTTGATGTATATAAAGATATGGTCGCATTAAAACGTATAAACACAACTGATATCATATCCATTGCACCCAGATATAACTGGACAACTGGCACAGTTTATATCCAATATGACAATTCAATAACTAATTTGTTTGATAAACAATTTTATGTTCTTACATCAGATAATAATGTATACAAATGCATTGATAATAATCGAGGTGCCGCATCTACTGTCGAGCCGACAGGCACAAGTACATCAATTATAACAACCTCTGACGGATATCGTTGGAAATTTCTGTATACAGTAACTACAGCTGATGCACAAAAATTTCTCACAACCACTTATATTCCAGTAAGAGAAGTTACAGCAAATAATGGTAGCGCACAATGGTCTGTGCAGCAGGCCGCAGCCAATGGGTCGATTGAACATATTGTTATTACTTCAAACGGTGCAGGTTATATTAGCACATCAAATACCTTTTTAACTATCACTAATTCTAGCATAGTTCATTTATCAAATAATGCACTTCAAGTTGATGGTGCATATATTGGTTCAACAATATACATTTCATCAGGTTTAGGTTCTGGTCAGTTACGTCGTATTATAAGATATACTGGTGTTGGCCGCAGCGTAACTGTCAATTCAGCATTCTCAGTAACACCAAATACTTCATCACGATATATAATTGCCCCTGCTGTAATAGTTAGTGGAGAAGGCGGAAGCCATACTGCCGTTCGCACAACAGCTTATGTTTCAAATTCACTAGGTGGACAAATTAGAAAGATAACCATTTTGACTAATGGTAGAAATTACGGTTATGCTAATGTTAGTATAATTGCAAATTCTACATACGGTTCTGGGGCTTCGGCCAGACCTGTAATATCTCCGCGCAATGGTCACGGTTCAAAAGCTAGAGATGAACTTAATGCCAAAGATGTCATGATGTCAATTTCTGTATCAGGTGGGGAATCAAATACATTTCCAACCAATAATGATTTTAGAACTATTGGTGTAATACGCGATCCGATACTTAGATCTGGTTCTGCTGCTAATTCATCGGTTATTGACCAATGTCATAGAATAGTTATTCAAAATGTTACAGGTGACTATACGGCCGATGAAGTAGTAACTGGTGGAACTAGTGGTGTAAAAGGTAGAGTTGTATATTTTGCAAATACAAATGCTGCTAGAACAAAAGGTGTTCTTCGAGTAATTCGTGTCACCACGGATGGTATAGGTAGAGGATTTTCACAAACTGAAACATTAACAGCGGCATCTTCTGGTGTTACGGCTTCAGTTATAAACGTAGTCAAGCCAGCTATCAGAGAATATACGGGAGATGTCTTATACATAGAAAACAATTTACCTGTATCAAGAAGAACCGATCAGGTTGAAGAATTCCGCTTCGTCGTGACGTTCTAAGGATAGGAAATACAGATGGCGTCTATTGCTAATACCGTCACGATTTCTACAGATTT